AAGTATGTTGATCCATTAGCAGTATCAAGATACTCAATATAGTAAGGTTTTGTCTGGCTGCCAGTATTGTCAATATCAAATATTGTATCAAGGTCATCTTGTCTCCACTTCCATCTACCATCATCTGCAAGAAGTGCCATCTTATAAGGATAAGAGTTCTTTGCAAAGTTATCTGTAGCTCCAAATATAACCAAGAAGCAAAGATGGAAAATAGAGTCTTGAATATCCCAATAATTAGGCGCTTCACTCTTGAACCTGTTTCTTCTTTGAGTCTTAAACCACTCATTTTGCTCATTAAGGGTAGCACCTGTTGGAGCACCATTCTGTGTTACAAGATTAATATCTGGCTTGAACTCATTGGCCACAATATCATAGTAATACAAAGTATACTCACCTTCAATCCAGAACTGCATTGCTGCATAAGTAAGTCTACTATTGTACTGTGTAGCAAGGAACGCAGTCTTGTTTGCATTGATATTTGCAAGAACTCCTGCTGCCGTTGAAGCCCCATAAATAGCATCATTAAGGGCTATAGGGAATATCAATGTAGAATTCTGGAAAGCAACATTATATGCAGGCTTGAATTGCTCTTCAAGAACTAGTTCAATACTTGCTTGGTCTGTAGCCTTATCTGTTGAAAGGTCATGACAGTTTCCTACTTCAAGTCCATTGTCATAGTCATTATTGCCCTTGACAATGTTAATACATTCATTTGAAGCAAGGAAATGTACATCACTATTCCAAGGATATGAGAATGTAGCCATCTTCCTTGAGTGATCAGTACCTTCAAGAGAAATAAGGGTTTCAGGAGATTTGTCATATCCGAATGTAGGCTTGTCTCCCTTATCAGGACCAATTGTAAACAGACCTATAAATGTATATGTGTCAACTCCTGTAGCTGATGTTCTCTTGGCAAATCCAAATGCAGGATACTCATAGACAGCCACTGAAACTGTTGGATCTATTTGCTGAGCCTCATTCTGAAGACCCATATAATCATGCAGAGCATTGAAAGCCCCAGTTCCACCCATCTTATGAGACTGCATTGAGGATGCCATGTTAATCTTGGCAGTTATTCTCTTAAGTGCAGGATGCTGTTGAGTAGAGCCATTTGCACCACCATCAAAGTATACAGTCTTTGAACTTGTAGGTAGCTGCTCATTATATCTCTTCTTACCAGCAGATGTTGTAGGAGCATCATAGTAAGCAACATCAACCTTCTTGGTATCGTTGCTCTTATCTATTCTAAATCTGAGATTCCATCTATAGTAGTCCATAGATGTAGTACCCTGACCAGAAGTTTCTACATTATAAAGCTTGAAGTCCCACTCAGGGTGCTCTCCAAAGTGCATTTCAAAGTTTGAATATCCCTTAGAGTCTTTACTCCAACCATTAGCTCTTGAAGGTATAGATGCCCCATTAAGCATATCTACAACAAAGAAGTTGTATGTGCTGCTTGCGGCAATCATCTTATCATAGGATATCTCTCTTGTGCTGGCATTGATTGCACTCTGGAAAAGTGCTGCAGTAATTGCTCTGTCTTCAAGAGAAGGCATTGAATTAATATAGTTCTGTTCAGCAGCTGCTGCTCCAAGAGCCTTCTCATAAGATCTGATAAGATAAACATAGATATCAGTCTTTTGAGAACCAATCTTGATGTTGCTATTATTAACCCAGATTGTTCCAGTGAGATAATCAAACTGGAAAGCCTTACAACCATTAAGGAATCCAGTTACAAGGTTCTTACCATTGTTTCCACCATAGTTCTTAGTTATAGACAGAAGGAAATGCTGGACAGCCTCATCCCTAAAGTTAGTACCTCTTTCAGTATCGTTAGTAGCAGTAGTATCTGAATAAGAGTGTACAGTTACATTAGTCGGCTTAATCCTTATTCCTGCAAAATTTGCAAGAGTTGGATTAGTAGCAACAGTTATGATATTCTCATCATAATCAGCTACATTAGCAGCCTTGAATGCAATTTCAAATGTAGTGTCTTCACCATGATAGAGAGCTTGATAAGGAATCTCTACAGAACTTCCTGCTGGAATTAACAGAGCTTTTCTTCCATTTGCATCAGTAGTCCACCCATCAATGCCGTCAACAAAGTCAATATTACTCCATACTGGAGTAATCTCAGAGTCATTTGCAAGATTTATAATTTTGTCTTTGTTTGTCTGAGCATTATTCCTTGTAGAAGCATTCATATAGAATACTGATCCAGCTTCTGCAGGATATGTAGAAGAGTTGTCAAATGGCATTGAAATAGACTCCACATCTTCTCCAATACCTATTGTAGCATCAAGAGTAATGTTTGTAGACTCTGTGCTTATTTCTCCAGAGTATGTGAAGTTATTAAGAACTCCAGTTGTAACACCCTCATAAGTATCGTCAACCTTAACCTCTCTTACACCATCTGTTGTGAGTGCTACAGTAACATCAACATCTGCAGTAGACAATCCTCCATTATATACAGAATACTGGCAAAGAGTAGAAGTAGTGTAGTTATATGCAGAATCTGCAACATTATTTATAACAATGAGTTTTGCAGTACTTGAATCAGAAGCAGTAACATACATAAAATTGTATGTAACATGTGTAGATTCAAGAGTGTCTGATGTCAAGTATACATCTACCTTATATTCTCCAGACTGAAGTCCAGACAGGTTAAAACCATCAGCAGGAAGAAAATTATATGCAGCATCAATATAAGTTGCAGAGCCAAGAAGCTTTGTGAAAGTCTTTGCAGGAGTATTAGAGCCTTCAGCATAAACATCAAAGTGAATAGTCTTTGACAGGTCTCCAACTACCTTGAATCCACCAAGTTTGTATGATGATGTATTTCCTTCAATAACTGGCTGATACCAAGTATTGTTCATCAATTCAACATACATCTCAGACACATTGACAGAGTATGTAATTGAATTAAATGTAGTACTTGAGCCCTCCGCATACATTTCTACCTTGAATCTATTAGTTCCAGGAGCCATGTATTTCATGACATTCAGAGTAAATGTCTGACCAGCTATCAGGAAGTTATTATCAACTGGAACTTCAGTAAATGTGCCAGTAGAGCCAAGGTCTGAGTAACAACGTATGATAACACCTTGGCCAGAAGATGTCCAATCAGAACTACCAAGTGTTGACAACTGAACATCAAAATCTATAGATAGATTCAATTCAGGAACATTTGCTGCAGTGTTTATATCCGTAGTTCCATTGTTATTGGTCATGAGTACCCTGTAAACCAAATTAGAGTTTACATTAATAAGTGCAGATGATATAACAAGCTCTGATTGTGTAGGATCTTCAAGCCAAGAAGCTCTATCAGCAGTAGAAGCAAAGAAGTACAGAATATTAGTATTACTGTCCAAATACGAAGCTCCTACTTTAGATTTAAGCTGGTCTTTTAAAAATCTCTCTACACAAGAACCAGCACGTCCCTCCCAAGGAGTTTCAATACTAGTTATTGGATTTGTATTAGCTTTTGCCATTTCTTATATAAAGTTAATCTGTATTTTTCCAAGCATCTTCACCAAGCCAAGGATAGTTTTGTATCCAATAGCCTCTACCAAAACAAGAAGCAATTCTTCTCCATACAAGTCTAGCACCATGATATACGGCTTCTATCTGCTTTCCTAAAACAGATATTCCCGTAATTTCTCTTACACTCCCGTTTTCATTTTTGTAAATCATGGCTTACTCTTCTTCATATGTCATGTAAATAGTGTCTGTTGACAAATCTTGCATAGCATCAAAGGCTTCCTGTTCCATAATTTCTATATTATTAGCATCAGAACTTCTTATCATACTTGCAAGTTTTGTTTCCAGAACTACTCCATCATTATCTCTTATTGCTTTTTCATGAGTGATAGGATAGAACACATTATCGTTCTTATCCTTCACAAATCTAATTGGTGCTGTTTCTTGTGCCATAATATACTAATTTATTTCCAATTTCCATTACTTTTAACCATCACCTTTGATGCTTGCACCCAACTACCAGACTGCTTTACATAAACTTTTGACGGAGTTACCCATGAGCCATTTTGCTTTACTCTTATAGGCAGTGAAACACTGCCAGAAGAGAATATAACAGTATGATCTACTGTTATATTTGACAATGTGTAAACCCAATATGTCCCAGGAGTAAAAGACTCATTCAGAGTTATTGCTACCTTGAATTGAAATGAGTCATTATTGTCATCAGTGTAATTATCCTTGAAGTATTTGGCATAGATGTAGTGTTCCCCAGCAGGCATCGTATAAGTCACTGTTTGCACAGAAGAACTATTGTTATTCTTGCCACTCCAATAGACATTCGATGAATCAGCAGACGCACTAGTGCTTAATGTGGTATCAATGTCTGAAAGCAAACCATAGTCGTAGGTAGACTCGGCATAGTTTATTACAGAAAAAGTGATAGTAGCTTCTACAGGCACATCAAAGTCTATCCTACATACAGCAGCAGAGCTTGAATGTCCTTGGTTATTACTTTCATAATAGCCACTTCCATTTACTGCAAACCCATATGTAGATGATATGTTTGTAACATCGTAGGAAGAACCAGATTCTGTTTCCTGAACAACCTGTGAAGTAACATCTACACCATTGTCTGTTACTGTTGGCTTTTCTGTATCAGAACATCTTATCTTTAAGCCCTCTCCCTCAAGGATACTTTGAGTCCCAGTAGGTATTACATTATTACCTGTAATTGTAACATTGTGATAGACAGGGATAGTGTAATCAACTTCAATCTCAGCTCCATAGCAATAGAAGTAACCAGTGGTATTCCTACTGCTTCTTCTAACATAGACCATGATAGTAAAATTACTATCATAGTTAACTATCTGTTCCCAGGTTAAAGCACCTGTTGGGATAGTTATTGTTTTTGTAGAAGTACCAAAGTTGGTAGTAGCAGTAGTATTTGATATTGCCGATGAACCATTGGCAAGTCTTGGGGCATAAGAGGTGGATGTAGAAAGCCCACTCTCATATCCCTTTATCTTTACCTCAAAGGAATTGATGATAGCATCAGAAGGTATGTCATCAAAGTTAAATCCTCTTAGATAAAGATATCTTGACGATGTCGAAGCATAGGTGTTGGTGATAGTGGCATGAGTAGTATTGTCGGTGTTGTGGTACATATTTGCTGCATTAGATACAGACAAATACGATGTACTTGACACCGCATACGTTGATGGTATGAGCCTTATTGTTGCCATTAAATCACTATCCAAATGTCTCCGTTACTACCTTGTGAATTTGTAGGTTCTGATGATGAAATTGTTATTGCATTTTGCTTATTATTCCAAGTAGACTTCTCTGTATCTGTTACAGTCCTATGTGTAGAGTCTGCTGAAAGGTCAGATAATGCTGAGGGTATTGAAGTTGAGCTAGGCAATGCACCAACCTCAGAAGCTGTATATGTTGGCTTAGTAGCAGCTTTAGCCCAAGCAGGAACTGTAGGGTCTGTCTCAGTATATCCAGTTATGAATCCACTATCGTTTGTGAGGTCACTTGTCTTGGTGGGTATTGATGTAGTGTCAGGAAGAGCACCTACTTCAGCTGCAGTATAAGTTGGTTTTGCAGGTTGCTTTGCCCATGAAGGCACAGTAGGATCAGTTTCAGTATATGACTGAAGTGCAGTATCTGCCTTACCTAAAGAAGTTTGGACAGCAGAAGCCAAGTCTGTTTTGGGAATTCCTCCAGATGGCTTTGAATATGTACCTGTGTTTTTCGTGAAACCCCAACCAGAAACTGTGCTTTCTGTGACTTCTGCAGGAATTGAAGCAGTGATAGCAGCAGTCTTGTCAGTTACAGGTACCTCAGAGCCATTGAAAGTTATGGCTTCAATAACATTAGCTTCGCCACCAGATCCTCCGGAAATCGTGATGTTGCCAGTACCAACAATAGACTGGTTATTGATTGTCTTGATGGATTGGTGTGAAGTGAGATATCCTTTATTCTCAACCCAATCTTTTCTGGCGAAGTCAGAAATATCAACTACAGTTCCGTCAGCTTCATAGGTTGCTGAACCAGCCTCGTCACCAATATAAACAATGCCGTCAGATACTACTCTAGCATCATTTATATCTACAGTAGTATTATTGGGGAGTTTTACTTTTTTGAGAGCTGGCATAACAGTCTAATTAAGAAACAGATGCAGAAAGGTCATTATACTTGGCAACAGTAACCTTGTCACCACTACCAACAGTAATTGTCTGAGCAGCTGCTGTTCCTGTTCCCATATTTATAACTGCTGTAATCTCATCCTTATCATTGGTAGTAGTTGTGGCAGATGTAATTCCTGTAGCAACAGACACTACTCCAGTTCCAGCAGTTGCTCCTTGTGAAAGTGAAATAGTAGGTTGTGATGTCACAGAAACACCAGTAACTGCATCTCCAGTAGTAGCAGTACCAAGGCCAGTCATGACAGAATCTCCACCACCATTTGATGCAAGTGAACCTGTAGCTGCTGTTATCGGTGTTCCCAAGCTAACTTTAGATGCAGATAGCTCTGTTCCAAGAGAGGGAACCACTGAATTACTTCCTGATATAATAAGAGTTTCTGAATCATTGCCCGTACCCATAGCAAAGTTCCAAGTGGATGCACTTCCAACACTTGTTACATTTGGAATAGATACATTTGTATTCCCAGTCACATTAGGAATGGAGGTAGTAGCAAGCTTTGATGTAGTTCCAGGATATGATTTTACAAAAGTAGCAGTTCCACTGGGTGCTACTGTTGTACCAGATGCAGTAGCCTTTATGTTTGTAGTAGTAGGAGTAACTGTTGTTGTGAACGTAGCATTGGAACCAAGAGCCTTATCTGTTTGAGTTCCAGTGAATGTTACTGCAGATGAGCTGTTTGTAAAAGAAGTGCCTTCTCCAAGAACTACATCTCCAGCACCCTTGTTGAGGGTTACTGCATCCTTGTAAGCAAGCTCACCTAAATCAGAAAGGTTTATCTTGGTATCTCCGAGCTTCTCCCAAGTCTTACTTCCTGCCTCTCCAACTGCCACATACTCATCATAAACATCCTTTTCATCCTTTTGAGTATCACTCTTTACAAGATAGAAAGACCCAGAATTAACTCCCTCTGGTGACAATGTTCCTGTATAAGAAGTTCCATTGTAAACAACGGTAACTCCTTCAGGAATCTGAGATGGAACAGGAGTAGAAGTACCATTCCATGCAGTATTATAAGACACAGCTCCAGACAACGCCTCTCTGGCTACAGCATCTTTAATGTTGTAAGTATTACCCGAAGGCAATGTAATTTTACTAATGTCAGGCATATATAACTTTTTTAATGTCTGTGAAATACTAAAGTCTCATCAATAACTTCTCTATCTGGATCAGGATTGTCAGTAACATTGAGCTTGTTATCCCACCTGTCTCTGTCCTCCTGAGATACATGAATTACTGTGTTGTCTATATGCTCTTGAAAGTCACTGTTCCCTCTTCCCCCACTAACAAAAACCAAATCTTGAACATAAGAATTACCACTTCCAATCTTTATTCCTGGAATGGGAGTAGCAACACCGTCTTTTTCTACTATTTCATAATCAGTGTATATTACTATGGTTCCAGCAGGAGGTACAAAGTATTTCTGTTCATTCCAGTATTCAGTAGAACCATAATATATCCCAAGAGCATCAAGTTTAGCTTTATCTGCTGCAGACATTACACCATTACTTTCTGGTGTAGCTTCAGGAAGCTGAGACACTATAAGTTCACCTATAGTACCTTTGAATTCAGCAGTTATCAGAGTCCATCCAAGAACACCATAAACATATACTCCATACTGACCTTTTTTCATGGGTCTTATCCATAGAGTATCAGGATTAGTAGGTTCTTGTCTGTCTACCCATATAGTATGAAGAACATGTGGCATAAGCAGGATTACTTAGATTTATTACTACTTTGCTTATTAATCTTCATTCTTTCAAGTTTCAGTTTCTCTCTATCAAGCTCAAGCTTCTTGTCAAACTCTCTTATCTTTTCCTCAAGCTCAGCTTTCTTGTCAGCACTCACTTCATTTATTCCATCATTCTCATCATCATACTTAATTGCAAATCGCTGCTCCTCTGCTCTGGAATTAATTTCTGCAACAAGTATCTTGGTTTCATTGTCTTCCTGATGCCTTCTCTCTTCAGCTTCCATTTGCTGTCTCTTAGTCTCTTCTTGCATTTCTGCAATCTGTTGCTGCTGCTGAAGTTCTTGCTGCTGGGCTTGTTGTTGCCTCTCTTGCATTTGTCTTTCATCCTCCTCAATCATTCTTTGCTTCTCAGCCAAAGAAGCAGATGAATATATCTTCATTATAGTACTAAAGGACAGTGCAGAATTCTGAAGAGCTGCTTGAGCAAGAGTATCAAGCTTCTGATTCATTTCAGCAGTTCCAGAACCATTGTCAAGCACTATTCCATAATCACATTCTGCGAATGAAGATCCATCAATTTCAAGAACCTTTCTTGAGTTATCAGATGTTATGTATTCAAATTTCTTATTTCTTCCTTCAAAAGCAACCTTAGCTGTTTCAAGGAAGCATTCAAGAACTCTCTTCTTTACATCATCATGAGTAACAAATAACCATTCAGTAATATGAGAAGACTGCAAAGTGGCTCTTTCTACACCTCCAACAGTTTCCCTGTTAGATACCTGACCCTCTCTTTGCTTGTTAATACCAGTTATTTCACCCATCTCAGTCTTAATATACTCAAGTATATTAATGTACTGTTGGATATTATTACCCCAGTCAGCATCTATAACACCAGACTGAGCATTATTAAGGCTTCCAGCTAAGATATTGGTAGCTTTGCCATAATTTCCTTCTTTAAAAGAATCAGTAACAGCGATACCTGATGTCTTGGCAAAGTACATCCATTTTTCAATATTCCAGTCCTTAGGAACTTTAGCAAGATCAAGTTGTATTATCTTACCCCAGTTCCTAGCCATCATCTTATTAAGCCTGTCATGAACAGCATCATACAAATAATTGTACTGCTTCATTCTATCTACAAGAGAGAATGGACGGGACTCATTTATATTATATATGGAACCAATTATTCCAAAATGGCACTTTGAAGGATTAGAAAGAGAAGAGTATTGAACCACTCTGGGCCTCATACCTATATATATGTCCTCTCCTATGAGGGTTCCTTCCCAAGCTTGGTTAACCCACATAGATTCCTCCTCTTCACCCTTTTCTTTTACACAAACATAGTTCTCATCTCTAAGTTTGAACTGCTCCTCACCATTCTCATCATAGTACTTAATTTTCTTTATAAGT